TTCTTACGTTTTTTGCGTACCTTGATTAGTTCTTCATACGTTATCCACTCTTGACCTGTGTATTTAGGCGCTTTACATATCCACGTGAGTGGTACTTCTCTGTTTTGATATCTAAATATCTTTGATTTTATTTTGGCTTCTGGAGTAGGCATACCTTTTACATCTATCACTTCGATTAGCTTGCCATCTTTCCATAAAGCAAAATCTGCTACATAGTTAATAGATCTGAAATTTTCAAATTTAGGTTGTAATTCGTACTTAGGTTGCAACTCTATATGGTCATATCCCTTACCTAAGTTACGTTCTAAATATTGGTAGTAGTCGCATTCAATTTTGCTATCGAACACAAAACCTTTATATTCAACTTTCTTAGCATTGTATTTACTCACGTTGTCACTCCTACATATCGAATATCGTTGCTTGTAACCCTAGTTCTTCTTCGTATAGAAGTTCGTATACACCCTTGAAACGTTTCAACTCACTATCAGTCATCTTTTTACTTTCTTCGCTAAAATGAGCGCCTGTGAGTGATTTAACGATGTTCAAATTAGATTCGCGTTTTTCTACTTTTATCTCTTCTGTTCCGTCTGGTCTATAAAGGTAATACTTTTCGATAATTGCCATTTTTATCTCTCCACTTCGTTTCATTCATGATTAACTCTTTCACTTCTTCATAATCGTCAAAGGGTTTAATGGTTCTAGTATCAAGCAGCCTTTTAACTGCCCACCCAGACTCAATTAATATTTTGGCTATGGTCGGATCTTCTTTATAATCCTCTCGATACATAAAACCTAAAAGTTGCTGATACTCATAAACTTTCATCCATAAAACCTCTGCGTTTTCTTGTAGAAATCAAGGTGTGCCACCCCTGTTTCTCCGTCTTTATTTTTAGAAATAATGAATTCAATTTCCGACTTGCCTGTAATGTTGTCTTGTTGGTCTTGGTCGTAATAATCGTCACGGTATAAGAAGAAAATCATATTCGCGTCTTGCTCAATTCCTCCTGCTTCTCTTAAATCAGACATCATCGGACGCTTATCACTACGACTTTCTACACCTCTACTTAATTGAGATAGTGCGATAATGATACAACCTGTTTCTTTAGCTATAATTTTTAAATCACGAGAAATCTTTTCAACTTCTAATCGTCTATCACGTTGAGGTACATCTGATTGCATGAGTGTAAGATAATCAATAAATATAACGTGAGGTTTATCTGTTTTCTGCGAAGCAACTTCTCGAACATCTTGTGGTGTCATTTGTGCTTGGTCCTCAATCTTTAAAGAATTACATTTTTTTATTTGATCTATAGCAGACATTACCGATGAAACTTCATCATCATTTAATCCGTTGCCTTGCTTAATTTTAGATAGTGGAATATTTGTTATTGTTGCAACTAATCTCTCAACGATATTGTTACCTCCAGTTTCTAAACTAAAGAACGTTGTAGGATATCCACGCTGCGCGATATTCCACATCATTGTTAATGCAAGAGAAGTTTTACCTAACGAAGGTCTTGCACCTAATACATTCAACTGACCTGGTTCAAAACCAATGATTTTGTTATCTATAGAAGCAATACCAGTTTTAATAAATTGTTTTGGTTCATCAGATAGAATATTTTCTACAACTTCAGCTAGAAAACTATCAGTAGCGTCTGCTTTTTTTATTGTCATACCTTTTAATTTCTCTAATTCCTCTACCAAATAATTAAAATTTTCTTTATTCGGCATTGATTGATACTCTGTCAGCTTCTCACGAGCTTGTGACAAAACGTATTCTTGTAATAGGTTCAATTGGTCGTCCATAAAAAACGCCTTGTCAGTGCCATCTGAGTTGTATAAACGACCTAATCGGTCAGTAGATATAAATTCATTATCATCACGACTTTTAAAGTAGATCTGGTTTACATCGACCTTCCCTTGCTCTAGTGCATACTCAATGAACACTCTTAATTTTTCATCAGTAAACATTTCAGGTTTCAATCTGAATTTACTTAGTAACTCTGGGTTACGCATGAGGTTAGATATAATAGATTCTTCGGTACTCAACACATCAATACTCATCATCTAACCCCCAATCCTCTTTCATCTTTTGCCATTGTTTTCTTAATTGTTGCCTTCTCTCTCTAAACTCTTTATCGTGTTGCATTCTATATTTATCAGTCTGTTCTTCTGGTATCACTGCGCTTTTCATTTCTGGTGGTTTGCGATCAATAATTTGTGCAATCGTAGGTTTATAACGACTTTCTCTAACATATTTCTTTGTTTTGTGTAGTGTTCTGTCGAAATCCCCATATTGTGTGAGTTGTTCTACCCAAAGGTTGTACTTAATTTTATTGAATTTCATATCGTAGACATTATTTATTAACTCTAATATTTCAATTGCCTCTAGTTCAGTCATTGACATAATGTCTAACCTCCTAATAGTTCCTGTTTCTTCTTAGCTAGGTAATCATCTTCTTTATTGTTTCTAGGTTTAACTTTAGATATTGCTTTCTCTTTAGTATCGACACCGTCTTTACTCCAGTTTTCTAATACTTTGATAAGGTAGTTAACACCTTTGCTATTTTCTTTGCAGTAATCAGTAGCTACAGTAACGATCTCTAGTTTGTTATCTTTAAAATCCTTTATAGCTTCTTCTAGTTGTTGTGCTTTTAATGGACTTTGTATGATTTCTAAGTTATTACTAATATATTTAAATACATGTGATACGTCGTCTCTGTCTCTCTCTGAATAAGTCTCTGTGTAGTCTCTGGTATTGGTCGTATCATTCTGATACACTCCATCGTTTCTTTTTGATACGCTCGTCGTATCATTTTGATACGATGGTCGTTTCATACCTTCTAACTTTTCATAATTGATGCTGTACCACTTCGTTTTATCGAATTTAGCTTTGTTATAGTTGCCTACATACAATAGGTTTTGTTTTTCTAAACTATATACAGCACGCTTGATTGTCATTACAGACCAAAAAGGAAAGTGTTTTTGCCATTCAGGGAATGAATTGTATATCCAGTGTCTACCATCGTAGTTATGATTACTTTTCTTCAACCAGTAGTGCATTTGCTGTAATACAATTGATTCGTTAAGTCCTATCTCAGTTGCTAACGTAGGAAGTACAAGTATTGGATAATCGTCAATTAGTAGATTGCTCACGTTTTACCACTTCCATTCAGTAACTCTGTTACAGTAATATTCATGTCATCAGCGATTAATTTGAGTCTTTTATTGTTAGGTTTTGAAATGTCTTTTTCCCACTTAGAAACTATTGATTTATGTGCTGGAGGTTCGAAATGTTTTCCGTATTCTTCCATTGTTTCTCCCAAGTTAACCCGATGGTCTTTTATTTTTTGTCCTAAAGTCATTTCTATCACTCCCCGTACAATAGCCATTCAGGTGTTGTTTTGAATATGAATGCTATCAATTTTATTTTTTCAAGATTAGGAATTCTTTTGCCTTCTTCCCATTGTTTTATACAGAAAGGAGAAACATATAAGATTGAAGCGAATTCGTTTATATCAAAATTTCTTTGTAGTCTTATTTGCTTTATTCTATGAGCTATTTCTTTCTTGTTTTCTTTAGTTATTACTCTCGAATTCATTTTTAACTCCTTTCAACATTTTGTTTAAGCGCTCATCTACTGAAAGCCACGAATTTTCAAGGTGATGTAATTTATCAAAGGTTTCTACACCCATATCATGCTGCGATTGATGATGTTCTCTACATAGACACAGCACTTCAAAACCGTAATGATCCATTTTCTTACGATTAGCACCTCTGCCAATCGCTTTATGATGTGCCAGTTCTCCATGTTTACCGCATATTACACAGTTACGATTGACTGTTGACCAATATAGAAATGCTTTATCATTTTTGAGTAAGTCACTCGTCTTATAATTAAGTGGTATATCGTTGTGAAACACCCAGTCGAGAATAACTTCTATAACTTGTTTAGCTTGTTCTCTTGTGCAATCACTCAATGAGAGACGTTTTTTATAGCCATAGAGAACTTCTACGTAATCCATGAACAAATACCTCATATAGTCGCGTGGTTGTCCTGTGTAAGCTTCTATGTTGTTACAGAGAGCAAATACTTTTCTACGCTGCTTATCTGTAATCTTGAATGGATCTACAACTCTTACATCTGCTTCTACTTCGTAACCGTTGTCTAAAAGCAATGATGTTTTGTTATCTAGTTCTACTCCTTTGATGACTACAGTCGTTGTACCGTCATCTTCTGTAATGTAGTTTTTTATTACTACCATCTAATCAGTCCAATCAGAAAGGAAGCTCCGATTCCGAAATATCATTGATACCATTATCATTTGCAAACGGGTTATTGCCTGCTGGCGCTTGTCCTCTTTGTTGTTGAGGTTGATTGTTTTGCTGGTTACTACCTTTGCTATCTAAGAATTCAATTCTATTTGCAATCACTCGTACTACTGAACGATTGTTACCTTCTTTATCTTGGAAACGGTCTTGCTTCAAGTTGCCTTCGATTAAAACTTTGCTTCCCTTACCGCAATAGTCGTTTAATAGTTGGGCAGTTTTGCCAAACGCTACGATGTCAAAGAATGATGTGTCATCTTTTTTGAATGGATTGTCCACTGCCATAGAGAAGTTAGTTACTTGTGTTTGTCCTGCTTGTTTAAGTTCTAAATCTTTAGTGATACGTCCTGTCAAAATTGTTAAGTTAGTCATTATTTCGCCTCCGTATATTTTTTAGCCATTGTTTGAATTTTGTTGATTGTATTGATTGCTTGTTGTTCTGACATTGACGAATAGTTTTGTATGCCAAAAGTTTGTTCTGCTTGTTGTTGAGATACTTCTTTTCCTAACGATTTCATCAAGTCGACAAATTTAAGTATTTCTTCTTTTAGAACGCCGACTGTTTGACTACTTACTTTGTTGTACTTTTCTTGCTTTTGTTTTGCGTCTGCGTCATCTTCGTCAGTCGGAATATTGAAGAATTTCATTAAGAAATAACGCTCTGCGTATGTTAAAGCTGTACCATGCGCTTGTGAAATATCACTTTGTTGTCCATAAGCGTGATAACTTACTTCAAACTTTTCTTCGGGTTTATCTGCATTGATCCATGTATAATTCAGATCCATTTCAACAATAAATTCTGTTACTTCTTGGCCACGTTTATTTTTAAATGTGTGTGTAGTCCAATTCTCGTTACTTGTACTAGGAACTAGTAACAAATTATGTTCAATCATTTTCTTTCTAATTCTGTGTAATATTTGTGAGCCTGACACATAAGAAAAGTTGTATCCTTTCGTATCTTTGGTAAAACCATCAATGTTTGCTTTTACTTCTGCTATTTTTTGGTATAAGTTAAGTTGTTCAGTCATACTCAACCTCCTCATATTTAGTTGTTTCAGTTACCGTCTTTTTAATTGCTATGTGTTTTGTCATGTCAATAACAGTTTTATCTAAACCGTCGAAGTCTTTAGCATCTCCACTACTTGTTGAATATTTGATTGTAGGAAAGTTCGCACTAGGTTTATTAGTGATATACAAGTCGAAGGGAGCGTCTTTCAGTTTAATTAGATAGGTCACTGTTTCTTTCAATGTCAATCACTCCTTTGTGCAGCATGTCGATTGTTCTTTCCATGACTTTGATTGTTTCACTTTGTGTTTTGCACGATTCTATAGCTTTTCTGAAATCTTTTCTAAGTTCAAAATATCTATCACACATATCTTCGTAACGTTTGTTTAAATAGTCGTAATCGCTTCGCAAGAAATCTAAATCTATTTGGCTTTTGATTAGTTGAGAGTATTCTTCTCTGGTCAACTTGACTGTGATTAACTCTTGCATTTTCTCTCCTCCACTTGTATATTTAAGTTGTATATTTTAGTTAGTGTTTGACTGTTACTTGTTAGCGCAAGTTTCAGTCTTTTTTGTTATCTCAAGCCACTTCTCCCAGAAGAAGCTACTGAAAATAAGCGCTAGTAAAGACGCCCCAATTACTGTCGTGAAACCTGCTCCACATAATAAGGTGATGACCATTATTCCGAGCATTGTGATGTAACCGAGTAAGTATTTCATGGATTTAACCTCCTTTATAATTTAAGTTTTGTTCCATATTTTCGTGTTATAATCCTTTTATCTAATGTGGAAGGGCGGTGAGAAAATATGAATGTTTATCTAGTGAGTTATGACTTAAATAATCCAGGTCAAAAGTATTCAAAATTATACGAATTAATAAAACAATTCCCTGACTATATCCACTTTCAAGATTCAGTATGGATAATAAAAGCTGTAGAAAATTCTACATTCATTTATGATTATTTAAGTAGCGCTCTTGACAAAGGCGATCACATTTTGATTATTAAAGTAACTCGTGATTTCTTCGGAATATCTTCTGAAGAAAATTGGAAAAAACTTGCGAAATTCATTTAATAAGGCGTTACAGATTCTCTTTTTGACTTTTTAATTATCTTCATAGCATTTCTAATCTCCTCCGCCAAGATGACGATTAGGAGTGCTATTTTAATGAGTTGTAGTTTGTTCATCGGTAAACCTCCTCTAAAGTGCCGTTTCTGACACCATTAAATTTTGTTCTATAAAGTCAATTGCCGGTCTAATCTTGATGTAGCGTTTATGATTCTTGCCAAATCTGTACATACATTTCTCTTGGAACTCTTTATTGCTATAAACGTGCTTTTCTAAATCGTTTTTAGAAATTCCACTTATTTTCACAAACTCGATAGCGTCCGCAAATCCAATGTATTCCATTGCTATCACTCCTTATACTTCGTTTTCAAAGTCCATTTCTAATTGTTTGATGACATACATTGTTGATTGAGATGGAAACCAATTTGTGATCATATTCATTACGTCATCGAAATGTTTTTGTTTTAATTGTGTTCTTGTTTTAATACCAGCCATCGTATTTACGTTACTGTTAATATCTCTATATAAAGGTTTGTTAACTTCTTTATTATTAGGTAGTCCGTGAATTTGTCTGATATAAGCAACGCGTTGATGAACTGTTTTTGTTATCAATCCGTATTCTCCTGCATCTAGCTTTTGATTTTCTTTGATATCAATAACATCTGCTTTCACTGTTGCAATTTCTTCTTTAGTTTGTTCCGTTGCTTCAAACATCAGTTTTAATGCTTGCATTGGATCATTAGGTATTTGATAAGTTCCAGTTTTTCTTAATGTAGGTAAAACTTCTGATGTTACCCAGCGTTTGAAACGTTTAGCACTTTCTAACTTGCTTGAGAAGATTAAGCTATAAAGTCCGCTTTCGTTGATGATAGTTACATTTTGCATTCCACCAGGTGTCTGTATTTTACCGACACCTTTATCTTCCAACTCTACATGATCTCGAATAGCATCCGCCGTTCTTTTGTAACCCAAAATTCTCGCTACATCTTTTCCTACAAAATGTGGTTCCTTGTCTACTGTTAATGTTCTTACTGGTAACTCTTCAAAATTGAATGTTTGTAATTCACTCACTTTTGATTCCCCCTTTAAGTTGTTTGTGGTTCTTTCATTTTTTCTTTAACTACACTAAAAGTGAAGTCGGTGCTAAATTTTTTTGCTAACCCTTAATAAGTCAGCATTAATACCGTAGATGTAAGCCAATGCGTATACAACCATACTTTTAGGTACTACATCCCCTTTTTCCCACGCAATATATTGGGCTCTTGAAACGCCTAGTTTATCGGCTATTTGCTCTTGTGTATAGTCAAATTCATTTCTTGCGCCCTTGAGGGAAAAAGTCTCAATCGTATCTGTCATGTTGTCACCTCCCTGTAAGGTATGTACCTAATTTACTACACTAAAAGTAAAGTGTCAACACATTAAGTAAACTTTTTCAGAAATCACTTTACTTTTTGTAAACTTTTTAATATAATTTAGACATTACTTAAATAAGAAGAGAGGCAACCAAATGGCTAAAGAAATTCTTTCAAAAAATTTAAAAAATCTTTTAGAACGTAAAGGCAAAACACAAACAGACATGGCTAAAGATTTAGATTTAAAAGAATCAACAGTGAGTAGTTGGGTAAATGCAGTTAAATATCCAAGAAGAGACAAAATTGAATTACTTGCAGACTATTTTGGCGTTATGCCCTCTGACATCACAGAAGATAAAAGTTTGCAACAAGATACAATGGCCGCTCATTTCGATAAAGACGACCTAACAGAAGAAGAAATGAAAGAAGTTCAAGATTTTATTAAATTCATTAAAAGTAAAAGAAATTAAAAAGGGTGTATTGAATGGGGTTATTTGAAGAATTATGTATAAGAAACGACTGGATAGAAATAGAAGAAACTAATCGTTTACCTAAATTTCAACCCGGATTTTATATAAATGGGAAAATTTATATCAATAGTAACCTTTCTGAAACACGCAAAGCCGAAGTGCTATACGAAGAACTAGCACATCACAAACTTACATATGGAAATATTTTAGACCAGTCCAAATGGATTAATCGTAAGTTCGAAAACTATGCAAGACGTCACGGGTACGAAGCAGCACTGCCCTTGCGTATTATTGTAGAGGCACATCATTACGGTATAAGTAACTTATATGAACTAGCGCAGTATGTTCAATTAAGTGAAGAACACGTATTAGAAATATTGAAACATTACAAAAACAAATATGGTTATTCCACTCGGTATGGCAAATACGTTATTCAATTTGAGCCGTTACGAGTGTTTGAATATAAAGATATATAATAAAGGAGAATTACATATGAAAAAGTTTTTAGTTTTAATCTTTAGCAGTGCTTTAATCTTAGGTGCTTGTGGCAACAACGGCACTTCTAATAATGATTCTGATACTAAATCTGAAAAGAAAACTGAAAAGAAATCAGAAAATAAAAAAGATAAAAAATCCAAAGAGGATAAAAAGTCTAAAGAAGAAAAGAAATCTCAAGAAAACAAAGATAACTCTAATGAAGAACAAAATACACAAGAAACTGCTACAAATGAACAAAATTCTTCTAATCAAGATGATAATTATAGTAATACAAATCAAAATGAACAATCTGATGAAGAGAATGAATATCCTTATACCGCACAACAATACAATGAATTGGTAGATGAATATAATTCTTTAACTGATGGCGAAACTATGGACCACGTCAATAGAGGAGTTACAAAAAAAGAATACTCTCAATTGCAAGGAAGAATTAACACATTATATGAAGAAGGCGCGCAAGATAAATTTAAATCTGAACCTAGCACTTCAGTAGATAACATCGAACACGATTCTACGGATGACCTTGTAACTGCTTCTGAATATAATGAATTAGTTGATGAATATAATACTATGAAAAATCGTCCTGGAAATAAATCAAGAGTAAATTCAAGTGTTCCTCAATCTCAATATAATACACTAATTGATGAATATAATGAATTAGTTGATCAAGAATTTGAAGAAGCAGGTTACTAAGAATTTTTAGGGTAGTCCGTCTACCCTTATTATTTTTTTACTTTTTTGAGGAGGAACACGGAAAATGGCAACATTTACAGTAACAAAACGCAAAAATAAGACAAGCTCATCATGGCAATACGATGTTAAACACCCTAGTTTGAAATCTGGCAAAAAACGTAAATCTGGATTTAAAACAAAAGCTGAGGCTACAAACGCAGCACAACAATTTATTAGAGATTTAGAAGATGGCAACAACATTGAAGATAATAAAAAATTCGTTGACTACTACGATGACTGGATAAAAATTAAGAACAAGAAACAGTTGTCTAGCAAACAATTCTACTGGTATGAAAGATCGATTAAATTATTTAGTGAGTATTTCGGAGAAAATATGTTAGTTAAAAATATCACACGTAGTGAGTATCAAAAGTTTTTAAATCAATACGCACAAGGTCACACTGATGAAACAGTAAGAAAAGTTCACGGTTGTCTTGCTAGATGTATTAAAGACGCGTTATACGATGGCTATTTGAAGAAAGACCCTACTTATAATGTAAATATCAAAGGGACTGAAAAAGCTAAAGATGAGAAATTTAAGTTTATTACAATAAAAGACTATTTAAACTTGCTAGATTATTTCAAGAAAAGAGATGAAGAAAGTTATGTTTTGCTATATCTATTAGGTATTACTGGCGCAAGATATAGCGATGTCATCAATATGACTTACAAAGATCTAAACAAAGCGAATGGCATAATTCATTTACCTGGAACGAAAACAAAGAATTCAAAACGTGATGTAGAAGTTAATTCAAAAGATATCATGCACATAAATTCAAAATTAGCTAAAATGCCGCGTAGAATTGATGGCAAGTTATTCTCGGTTAGTCATACATCAGTAAGTAAAGCATTTAGAAAAGCAAAAGAAGTTATAGGATTAAACGATAATAATATAACTCCCTATTCACTAAGACACACGCACACATCTTACTTACTATCTAAAGGCATACCAATCGAGTATATAAGTAAACGTTTAGGTCACGCTACTATATCACAAACGTTAGACACGTATTCACATTTATTAGAAGAACATAAAAAAGAGCAAGGCCAACGTGTCAGAGAAATATTCTCTTGACACTTATTTGACACTTACTCTCTCAAAAGCTCGTCATATCAACGGTATAGT